GTGAAGAATTCGACTCTTGGTTTAGACATATTGAATGTATATTTGTTTTAGCACACGATTTATATCGCGCCGACAACTTTAGTAGTGTTCTTTTTGCCTTTGGTAGCTTCATGCAGAAGTATACCACGGCATCTTTGTTTAAGAGCATTCTAGACTTGTTTGAAGAAACAGATAAACTTACAAGAGATGAAGTGTCTGAGAGAGCAACGCCACTCGAGGTTCGAGAGGCTTGGGCTCTTGCCAAAACCCACACCCAATTCAAGAAGATCAAATATCTTATTGGGGCTTGCATGACTGCTGCAGGATGTGAAGCAGCAGGTCAATCTATAGACTTTAAGGGCATCCAGCTCTTGAGTTTCGAGGCAGAGAAAAAGCAAGCTAATGCAGTTGATGTAATTGATGCAATGATCAGCACCTTTACTTGGGCCTGTGATACAGGCGCTAAGTGTATCGCTGATGGTTCCTTGTATCCTATTTTATATTCGGATCAGAATGTTACCGAATTGAACAATCTGCTAAATGATATCTTTGCCCACTCCGAAAGTATTCTCATTGGAAACAAAGATGAATACGGCACAGTCAACGACCTGGAGAAAAAGGTTGATGACGCTATTTCTCGTATCCAGAAGATGAAGAAGGTCCGCCCGACTGGACCGACTGCAACCTGGCTTCAAGATAAGTATGCTAAGCTTGTCGCTGTGAAGGAGAAGATATATGCCCGCAATGCTTCTACCACTATGCGTGAAGCACCGTTTGCAATCCACATCAGTGGAGGTACGGCTGTGGGAAAATCTACTCTTACTACGCACACATTGCATGTTTGTCTCAAAGCTATGGGTCTTGAGAGAGACGAGTCCCGGATTTCGACTGATGATGCCTCCGATGACTATGACACCAATATCTATTCGTATTTGCTTGCGATGATTTTTGATGACGTCAACAACGGAAAACCTGATAAACAGCCAAAGCATATTATTGACCGTTTAATTAAGCTTTTCAATAACGTCGCCGCAAAAGCCATTAAAGCAGAACTATCTGAGAAGGGTGTTACATTTATCAAATTCCTTATAGGTATTATCACGTCCAATCACGATGATTTTGGCGCACGTTTCTTTTCTGACGTGCCGGAGGCCATTTTACGTCGCTTTTTACATGTTAGAGCATCTGTGAAACCGGAATACCGTGTTCCTGGTGGCACCATGCTTAACACTGATCACCCCGACCTCAACAAAGGAGATCTTTGTGTTGATGTTTGGGACCTCAAGATTGAAGAAGTTTTTGTTTATGACAACAAAAAGGGCGGCAATAATTATCAGTTCCGCACTTTGATCTTACCACCTGATTACAAGGGTGAACGTGTCTGTGATAACATGAATTTGAGCGAATACATGGATGCCATGGTGTATCTCGCAAGGAAACACCAGGCTAAACAGGCCAAGCTTCTCAAGAATTGCAAGGACTACAGTGCCATGCCTTTCTGCGACAACTGTTGCAAACCACCAGCTTTGTGCTCGTGTGAGAAGTTCTTTTCTTCCGAAACACCTCCTGCTTCCGTTCCCCAAGATGAAATCCAAGAGAGGATGAACGTGCCCATCCTCCCCAAACCTCCTACAGATGAAGCTGTAGCTGCTGAGGCATTGCAGCTTTTATCTGAGGAAACCACCCACTTTCCCTCTCCCAAGCCACCAGCGCGTGCGCCTAGGAGACCGGCCAAATACAAAATTGTGCCAAAAACCCCCATCCTGCGATCTCGTATTCGATCACTTCCGGCTACTCCTGCTTCCTTGTCGTTGAAATCGTACGAAGAGCGCGACAGTAGGATAAGAGCTACTAGAATTCGCAGGTTGGCAACAAAACCCACACCGCATATACAGCGTGGAACTTACGCTTGTGGTAAATGCGGTAATAAAACCAAGGGTCACATTTGTCCGTTTATAATGGTGCCTAACGATATGGCGTCTGAGTTTCCGGATATATTGGCCCCAACAACCATTGTTCCATCCGAAGTTGAGGAGAGAGCTATCGTTGACACTGTCAGCGAAGTGGTTGTGAGTGCTGTGAAATCACACATTAAATCCTATCTCAATCCATTAACTTGGATTGAATCGTATAATCCCTTCGGTCCTGTTTCCGTTACATTACCGAATGCATACAATTGGATCTTTCGACCTCTAGCAACCCACACCACTGTTCAATTGCACCAAGAACTGCGTGCTGCTATTTCTGAATATTCTCTCCCCTTCCTCGTTTCACTTGTTCCTGAACCCATTTTTAATAATCGGTTCTTTGGTATCTTTCTCAATAGATACATTCATGCAGTAAGCGTGTACCAGAGTCGATGGTTAGCAAGATCAGTTAGTTATTCAACGCTGATTGCTTCCCTCTATTTTATTCGTACCCGCCAATACAATAGACTCCCTCTCACATTCGTGTGTGGAGCAGTCGCTTCCAGTTTTGTATGGTTGAGCTACCTGAAAAGACGTCAGGCGTTGACTGAGGAGTACTCTCAGCGTACCGACGTATTGGAGGTAGTTAGACCTTACATTCCACAGAATAAACTGAAAATTGCAATTGGCTGTGGCGCCTTCCTTGCCTTTATGAAGGCAGTCCATATGATGTACAAAGCTTACGCACTATCACAAGAAGAGACAGAGGAAAGAGGGGAAGGAGATGTTCAGGAAATTGACAACACCAAGTCCTCCTCATGGTTGGGATCTATGATGACTGGAATAGGTGCTACTTTCCTTTCATCAAGTTTGAACAAAAATACAACACCAGAAGAGATGTTGAACAGAGTGAAGAAGTCCAATACCGTGTATTGTACATTTGACCGAGAAGACGGTACCACCACTTCTTGTCATGGTATATTCATCAGATCTCATATCATCATTTTTCCGTATCATGTTTTCTTCAACAACCAGCAAAGAGAAAAATTCTATGATACGCTCACAGTCACTGCTCGCAGAAACACAAGTTCGTGTTCTAAACTCAAATTCATGAGCACAATTGATGTAAATACAGTTGTTTCCGAAGAGTGTGACATGGTGATGTGTTTTGTGCCTAAAGCTGCAAACGCTAAGGACATAACTAAAGATTTTGCATTCACACGCCCAGTGGGCAATTGTCTTGCTCAAATGGTAACGTGCAAAGACGGCAAATCTAGTATCAAACAGATCACACCCCACTTCCAACAAACAGGAACTATCAACACTGAATTCTACGGTGCGAATTTTCGTTTTACAGAAAGCACTTATGGTTTATGTGGTTCCCCAATCATATCCACAACCAAAGTGCCTGCCTTGATCGGGATGTTCATCGGAGCCTGTGACCAGAAAAACGTTGGCGTAATGCAGTGCATCACTAGGAACGACCTGGAAGTTTTACAATCCAAACTGTTCCAGCTACCAGATGTAGTTGCGCTAGGGAAATATACAAATCTTCCCGAGAGTTTCTATGGCAGAAAGCTCCTAGATTCCACTAAGGTTCATGAGCGATCAATGTTCGCAACACTTCCATCAGAGAGTCCTCTTATTGTTTATGGGTCAACAAAATTTCGCCCACAATCTAAGAGTCATGTGGTTAAATCCGTGATCTCTGATGCAGTAACCGAGGTAACAGGTGTTGAAAACAAATGGGGTCCTCCCAAAATGACCCCGAACTGGAGAGCGTACAATCTCACTCTCACTTCGATGGTGGACGAACCGGAACCATTCCACCCGAAATTGTTGAAGCGAGCAAGAGAGGACTATGAAGAGCCCTTATTGAGACTAGCTGAAGAGAATACCGATCCATACTGTAGAAAGCTAACTTTACAGGAAGCTATCCGTGGTATACCGGGTGTTCGTTTCATTGACGCCATCAAACGAGCCACCAGCTGTGGTCATCCACTTTTTGGACCTAAATCCAATGAGATCGACGACGACTGGAACCTCTCTGAGCGAGTTCTTGCCGAGTACAAACGTGCTTTGGCCTGTTATCAGCGCGGAGAAAGGTATTTTGCTGTTTATATGGCTTGCTTGAAAGATGAAGCTAAATCTCTGACCTCTGAAAAAGTCCGTGTTTTCCAGGCATGTCCTCTTGTCTTCACCCTCTTGATCCGGCAGTATTTCCTGGGGATTATGCGATTTCTCAGCATGCATCCTTTGATGTCTGAGTGCGCAGTAGGAATTAACTGCATGGGTCCTGAGTGGCAACAACTACAAGATTTTGTAGCCAAGTACAAGGACGCTATTCTTGGATGGGATTACAAGAAGTTTGATGTCACCATTTTATGCGAAATCATGACTACAGCATGCAAGATTCTTATCCGAATCGGTGAGAAACTTGGTTATGCTAAGGAAGATATTGCTGTTATGAGCGCCATGTGTACCGACATTGTTAACGCAATGATTGATTACAATGGCACTTTGATTATGGTGTTCAATATGAATCCTTCCGGTAATCCACTGACAGTTTACTTGAATTCCATTGTTGGAGCACTCTATGCTCGCATGGGATTCTTTCACTGTTGCCCAAACCTCAACCGGTACAGAGATTATGTTAACTCCTCGTGCTATGGCGATGACTTCACTGGTAGTGCGGATGTGGAAGCGCGAAATTTCACATTCCGTAATTTCCATGATTTTCTTGCCAAACATGGTGTTATTATCACTGTACCTTCCAAAGAGGATGACATTGTCGACTACCTTGATCCAGATCAAGCAGATTACTTAAAGAGAGTTTCCAACTTTATTCCAGAACTTGGTCTCTCATTGGGTGCTCTAGAACTTGAAGCTATTTACAAGAGTTGGCATTGCAACCTCAAGTCCAGAACCACAGACATGCGCGAAGTGGCTATGTCTTGCATAGACTCCGGTCTCCATGAAGCCTTTGCCCATGGTAGAACCGTTTATGAGAAAATGCGAGCTGACGCTAAGCTAATCTGTGAAAAAGTCAATCTATCAACCCCATCATTGTTTTACAGTTTTGACGATAGGGTTGCCAATTGGCGAACCAAATACACTTAAAAACTGACAACTTTCCTTTCAATAATTGGCGTGAATGGTCCGCGAAGTCTATGACCTTTTGTGGTTCAGGGATTATCCAAAAATCCTTAGCACTGGTAAGTGCGACTGTATCTTTATTCTATAATATTTTATTCTTTTATATTACGTGTTTATTGTCTGTACAATTATATGCTTACATGAATCCTCCGTATGCGCGAAGAATTCAACGCCCAACAACTACTAAAGATTTAACAAAGGAAAAACTTATCACCATAGAACGCACAGAGGTAGGTGAGCGTTCCACAGAACAAGCTGCCACTGTAACTTTTATGGATGATCAGCCTGGTGCAACAGAAGCTCCACCTGAATTTCTCGATCCACTGCGAGATCAGGTGTATGACTCCTGCACCGAATTACAACACTTCCTCAGTAGACCGATAAAACTGGATACTGAGGTTTGGAATGTAGGTTCTGAATTGCGTTTTGTGTTTATAGATCCGTGGGGTCAATTTATAAGAGATCCTCGTGTCGCCCAAAAGGTTGCTCATTACAAATTGATGAATTTTGACATGCATATCAAGATTGTAGTCAATGGCACACCGTTTCACTACGGAAGAGCCATTTGTTACTACACTCCTCTTGCAATGTATGACAATATCAACGATTATGCCTTTACTGGCCCAAATACTGATCAACTGACACTCAACACACAGAAACCTCACGTTTTCATCAATCCAACAACTTGTGAAGGTGGAGAGATGGTCTTACCATTTTTCTATCCCAGAGCAAATGTTGATATTACATCTCTAGACATTACTGATGGTCTGGGTCTGTTGCAGATCGACTCCATTAACACACTGAAACATGCCAATGGAGCTACAGATCCAGTAACTGTTACTGTCTATGGATGGGCTGAGAACGTTAAGCTAGGCGTAGCTACTCAACAAACCTACGATTCCTTGATTATTCCTCCTCCTATTTCAACTTCTGAAGTTGAAGAAAGAGCAGATGAGTATGGAATGGGACCTATATCAAAACCTGCTAGCGCTTTGGCTAGCATTGCTTCTAAATTTAAGACAGCACCCGTCCTAGGACCATACGCAACCGCTACCCAAATTGGAGCCAACGCTTTATCACGAGTTGCTTCCATATTTGGATATAGCCGAACACCGATACTAACTACATCTGTATACCGACCTAATACCAAAGGATCATTCGCTACTTCTAACCAAGAAGATGACGTAGCCAAATTATCTTTGGATTGCAAGCAAGAGCTTTCCATTGATCCTAGAATCTTTGGTAGAAATGGGGAAGATGAGCTTGATATTTTGTCAATAGCATCAAGACAGTCTTTCCTTGACACTTTCTTATGGCAGGTTGGTAAAGCTGAAGAAGAATTGCTGTGGAATACATATGTGCACCCAATGGTACATAGAATAGGGTTAGCGGAGACTTCTGGTCATATGCCCCATTATTTCACCGCCACTTCTTTTGCTTCCCTTCCATTTGGATATTGGAGAGGTAGCCTTACATACAGGTTTCAAGTTGTGTCTTCTAAATACCACCGAGGTAGATTGCGTTTTGTGTGGGATCCTGTTGGCCTAGACGCCACAGCACCAGACTATAACACCCTCCAACAAGTAATTGTGGACATAACAGAAACAACTGATTTCGTTATTAGGATCGGTTGGGGAGCGGACACCACATTCTTAGAAATGGATGACCCTTTCCAACCCAGTAATGCTCAATTCTTTGGCACAGGACCTCTTTCTTCCAAGACATCTACACACAATAACGACAGGTTACCAGATATGAATGGTATTCTTCGAGTTTACGTGGTAAATGAATTAGCAGTACCGAGAACTGATGTTAATAATGATATCGAGATCAACGTATATGTATCGGCCGGGGACGATTTCGAACTTGCAGTTCCTACTTCGGAGCAATTGAGTCAATTGCTTCTTATGTCCCCCCAGAGGGCCCGAAATACGGACCCGAATTCACTCCTCACACTGCGGAGGAGTGAAGTTCAGGAGCGCGCTGATGACTCAAATTCAAATGAAATGGCCTCCACTCTTGAACAACCAATTAAAACTTCACCCGACACCACATTAGGGCAGTTACATGACTTAGATGATAAGAACCCCCTGATTCATTTTGGTGAAGTTTTTCGATCTTTTAGATCACTGCTCAAACGCTACAATGAACATCAAACCATTGGTTTGCGCTCTGATCAACAGCAGACGAGCTACAACATTATATCTCGTCCGTCTTTTCCCTACATGCCTTCTTTCACCATTAAAGTAGACGATCCACCTAATGAATTCGCTGTACCCGTTAAAGGTCCTAGCGATCCAGGGTGGGATGATACTTATATGGCATTTGCTCTACCGACATTGATGTCCTACCTTGGGACTGCCTTTGTAGGGTGGCGAGGCTCTACGAGGTGGTACCTTGGTATCAATGTTCCAACAACCATTGATAATAGTTTCGTGGTATCTAGGGATTCTTTTAACACTGTTTATGATGCTTTTCTCACCACTACTCCAAACGTAACTACGGAGTTCGAAGGTGATCAATATTTATATGACGTAGCAGCACTCACACCAGGTCATGATGGTGTGACAGTGCAGTTGCCACAAATCAATAACAGTGTAACTTTCGACCTTCCATTCTACAGTAGATTTAGGTTTGCGCCATCTCGGTGGCTTCAGAACTTCTCTGCTGGAGACAGTAACTACCCCAATTATGGTATATGGAAGGACGACCCGTGTTTTTGGATGCCCTCTTGGGTATTCAAAACCACCTACAACCCAGCTGGTAGCAATCTTGCGCCAGCGCTAACAACCATGGTCTCTGCGGGAGACGATTTTAATTTCGTTTTCTATATTGGACCTCCTCCGTTATACCGGGAGCTTACAGCGCCTGGTCCCACCGCTAATGATAGCCCATTAGCACGGCTCAAGAGGATGAAAACTATAGGGTCGGTGGCTGAAATCTGATAAAATGCACATGAACGTTTTGCTCTAGGTTTCGGCCTGGAGATTTTTACTGTGCTAAATTTTAGATGGCAGTCAGGATAATTCATGTTAAGGAAACTTTAGGTCACATCACCTTGGGGAAGTTTCCGTTCCTGGTTATAATCCCA